GAGCGATTTCCTTGTCGGAATCAGTGCCGCTATTCCACAACTCACGATTCAGATCGGACACAGGATCCTTCTGATTCAGAGTCGTCAGACTGTTTTCAATATACCATCCACCAGGACCTTGGAATGCGTGACTCCAGACTTGCACCCAGGGGAAGTCTTCACCGTCAGGTTCGGGCAGGAAGCGAATGACGGCATAACCGTTACCACTCTTATCCAGAGTGGGTTTCCAGAAACGCTCGTCAACGTTAGCACCAGCAGGTTTAGAAAGTTTCTCGATCTCTTTAGTCAGTTTAGCAAAGGAAGATCCAGAGGACTTCTTCAGTGATGCGAAAGACATGTTTGTATTCTCCGTATTTGATGTGTGTGGTTTGTTTGCCACCATGTAATGATGGCACAGTATTTAGGCGTTGTCAAGGGACCGTGTGCGGTTTACGATCAGGACCTTCTCCCCGTCATGGAGGAATTGAAGGTCGTCGTCTGGGTCCCAGCAGAGCTCGTCATATAGATCGTTGAGTTTCTCCATGTCCTCATAGAGAGCGTTAGGATTCGGCATCTAATTCTTTCCTCCACCCTCGCAACTTCTCTTCCATCATGTCAAGAATCTGCATCAGATTCATTCCACCACTGTATACCTGGGACATATGATCCACTCTATCCTTAACAAAGGAAACGCTCTCCTCAGACCCTGGCTCATGAGAGGCAAGGGCAAGGCGAGCATAGAATACCTTTTGTTTGGCAATCAATTCTAATGTCTTCTCAATATGATCTCGCTTCTGCTGAGGGTTAAAGTCCTTCAGACCAGCGGACATCTTGAGTAGATCTGTGTAACAGGATTGGATGTCCTCCATCTCCTGCTTCACCTGCTCTGTTTGAAAAAAACTATCAGTCACAGGGGCAATACTCCTCTACTTGTGCGTTTTACATAATTGAGTTTCTGTGCATCCCATTTAATTTTATCCTTGAGAGGTCGAGAGATCAGTTTATTGACGATCTCAATCTCAATCTCATACTCCTCACAAATAGTTGTCACTGCCTCAATGTAATTCAAGAGACCGCCACTATCCTTCACCAAGTTTTCAACCAGTGAAGTAAACTTACCTTGCGTCATAAACTCCTTTTCGATCTCATCCATTGGGAAGCACCTCCAGTCTCATTCTGGAGACACCACCAGATTCTATCAGACCTGACGGAAAAGCGTTAGCTGCAATGGTCATTCGTGGCATGTTTGATGTGTTAGGTTGTGCATAGTGCCTAATTGTAGGTGGAAAGATAATATATTTTCCAGGCTCAGTAGGCTCTTCATGTGTAAGATGATACTTGAAGTCAGTGTAGTCACCGAATGGACTAATATTCGTTGCAGAATAGTAAGGGTTGGGATACAACCACACAGTCTTATCCTCAGCGTGTCCAGTTGCGTAGTAGTTACTTGATAGGAAACAGTTTGGATGTGTGTGGTCAAAGAAATAGTCACCAGGATCATTCTTGTTTGCCCAAGAAGAAACCAGAGTCATCTTCTCTGCATGTGGTGCTAAATCTTGTCGGACTTCCTCAAGACATTGGTTGATCCAGTCAAATAGATCTTTGAATTGAGGAAGATTGTGCATGTCTTGTCCTCTAGCATTCTGTTTGATGCCACCCCAGATATAATTTGTATCGTTGCGAATCCATTCCAACTTGGACATTTCATCAGCAACATACTCCACATCACCAGGATAGTAGAATCGGTAGAAGGGTATACCTAGGAATGTATCTTTCATAGGGTCTTGACATACTCACGATACTCCTTGATGTAATCGACCAAGGTGTTTACATAATCAGCTTTGTTATAGCGTTGCTCAACTTGCATTTCACCAGACTCTGAAACAGAGATGGTGACAAGTTTATCAACTTCAATACCTGTGTGCTCGTAATACATGTATGCATATGCAGAGCACTGGACGAAGTAATTCTCTAGGTATTTAATCTTTTTCAATTCCTTCGTCGTCTTAAAGTCAATGACTGCTAACTCACCATCAAACTTAGCAAGGCAGTCAACACGACCAGCAAGAGATAGATTAGCGCTATAAAGAGGGGCTTCAAGAAGGTTAATGTCAGAAATACGATCGAGATCCTTACGAGCAGCCCTAAAAAGGTAGTTGGTAAGACCTTGGCCTTCCTCAGGCTTCTTAGACCTTTTGTACATTTCTGTGTGTTCATTACGAAGATACATCTCAACTAAGTTGTGAAATTTTGTGCCTCTCCAAGAAGCAGCAGTGCGAATCTTCTCTGCCTCAGAGTATCCAACACGCTTTTGCCAATCAAGAATGCCTTGCTTGGATTGGTGTCCAATAACAGTAGTAACAGAAGGCACCCAGGACTCTCCTAATTTATAGAAGCGACCCTGGGTGAGTGTCCGTGATTCCAATTCAGGAATCTCAACGGGTGGACCAACATGATTAAACATAACGAATTAAAAACCTAGACCGATTTTACTAATCAGATACTCTTTGACAAGACCAGATCTAACAATGTCTTCGATACCAAACTCTACGCTAGTAAAGGAAGGCATATTCTTGAGAATCTTCATGAAGTCTAGGACTCCATCACGCTCCCAATTCTTTTGCAAGTCAGACTGGAAGTAATCACCTGAGAAAATGATGCGACAATTCTCACCAACCCTGGTAATCATTGAGTCAAGCTCATGGAAATTGAGGTTGGAGAATTCGTCCACAATGACAATGCAATCATCCATAGTAACACCACGGACAAAAGAGGTAGACCAGAAACCAATGGTTTCTTGTGCTCTTAGATTTGCATAGAGTGCTTCAAAGGAAGACTCGTCAGGCATCTGAAACATATATTTTACCATATTCTTGTAAGGAATTTGGTAAAGGTTGGATTTATCTTCGTGATCTCCAGGAAGGAATCCAATCTCTCTGGTTGGCACCAGGGATCGAATCATATAGACCTTCTCATATGGAGAAGAAGGGTTGAGGCACTCTTGTAGTGCAAGGTACAAACTAATAAAGGTCTTACCAGTGCCAGCAGCACCGTGTAAGACCAAGTTTTGTCCCTTTGCAAAGGCTTCCCATACAACACTCTGATTATCAGTCAAAGGCTCAATGGTCTTAAGATGCTCAAGGTTGATTGGTTTCTTCCGTCGCATCTGCTTAGCAGTCATACCATTCATATTTGGCATGGTCTTCTTTGCTCTTGGCATTATGTGTAATTACTAAGGTTTGCTCGTGGGTGCTCGGATTGAATCTTTTGCATCACTTCTTTGAATCCATCGGACTGCTTAGGTTTGCCGTAGGTAGTGCCTCCAACTCCCTCCATCCAGTCACGATCCCAGTCAGGATTTTCCTCCCTCCAGGTTGAGTATTCTTTCATGGTCATGTGGAGAGTTTGTTTCTCTCCTGTGACCTTATTTAGCACGGGGTAAGTAGGCATTAGTCGATCCTCAATGATGGTTGTAAGCAGTTGCAATCGTCCAGATGATGAGAGCATCCACAATCACCCTCAGGACACCACTCAAGCGCCTTAGAGACAGTTGGAAACTGGCAGATGAAATGTTGCTTGCACAACTCTGCAATGTCCATGTGCTCCTTCTGAGTGCCGTTAGCAGATCTCAGATTGATATAATGAATCCATGAACGCACTGATCCCGTCATGTAAATTTTGGTGGGCGTTGCCAAAGGAAGCACAAAACGAGCACACTCTTTTGCAATTCCACGAGAGAGCATTTCATTGTAAAGATCCATACCTTCAGCAAAATACTGAGCGATACGACCTTGGAAGAATGCTTTCTCTACATCCTCAATATCATCGATAGAATTCTGACGATTCTTAGTGTCTTGCGACCGAAGATCTGGGACAGGGATAGTGGCGGAGAGCAGATTAGTATCAGCATACCGTTGAGAGAACTCTTGATATGTGAAACTACGGTGACGCAAAATTTGAGCTGCGATACCTCTGGTGGTATTGATCTCAAGCGTCATATGCGCCTGCTCAAAGACGCTCCAATGCCCGTGTTGGATGCAATAGGATAAAAGACCCGCAACCTTTGGATTTTCTTGGTTGTTGGGGTTAGAAACACGAGCAACATAACCCATAGTCTTCTCAGCATCTGGGGTAACAGACACGAGACAGACTTTGGGTGATGCTACTTCAACATTATCAAAAGGTTTAGTCATTACGAGAGAAAAGTATGGAGGACATTACAACAAGACCGAATGCTTTCAGGTATCCGATGGTTGCCAGACCAAAGAGTCCAGGCATAATCCAATTCCAGAATAACATAAGGACTACAGGACTGATAAAGAGTCGTGCCAAACCTGTAATAACTTTCTGTCCAAGAGCAATCTTCTCTTGCTCTTGAAGTTTTTCAATTACTTGATCAGCATTCTCAACAGTGACCTGCTCAACCTTAGTTCTCGGGTCAAAGTAAACACTCATCCCCGATTCCCCCATTGAATCTCAGGAAACGCCTCAGCGACCACTGCTTTAGTGATGCGATAGCGTTTGCCAAGAGTCTTATTGATACACTTGATGAGGACTTGTGCCTCATCTTGATGAAGACCTTCAAGAGTTTGGATAAACATACTCTCAACCTTCATCTGAGGAAGGTTATCAGCACCACCCTTGTAGTAGTAATAGAGTTTGTTTGCCTGGGTCTCCAACACAGTATGCTCAGTCCCCTGAGGTGCTTCGTTGGGAGTGAAAGGCACGTCCTCACCGAGGGGCACCCGAGGCTTCAGTGAATCATCATAATTCATAATGAAGATAGTCTTCAGGGCAGGGCTACTGTTTTCCTGAAGGATCTTAATCTTCTCTTGTTTTGTCTTCGCATTGTGTGCTTTTTGTAGCACCTCAGAAATCATAAGTCTCATCAATCATCCTCGTCATCAAATACATCGTTATCGATTCGCAAATAAAGGAGTTGCTCATCAGTTAACTCTCCATCCTCATACATCTCAGGATGCATTTTGATGGCTGCATAGTCCGCCTTAGCAATCCAAATGTCAAATACATCTTTGACATTCCAAGACACCAAGAATCCTATAAAAAAGCTGCCAATCGTGAGGAAGAAGGCAATATAAAGAAAGGAAAGATCCTGCATAGTTGCCTCCTAATTACTCCAATCGAAACTATTTAGTCTTCCTGACGGAAGGTCTCTTGTTTTTGGTGCCTGGTTTGCGTCCTGGTTTACGCTCTGCAGCATACTTCCAGGAGTCTTCTAGCATAGCATAGAAGTAAGTCTTTAACTTCTTGGCCTTTGGTTTGGGAATGTGACCGTAGGCTTCTTTAAGAAGTTTGTCTTTTCCTTTTATGTATGTCTCCAGGTCCAGGACAAGATCACTTAATCGTGCGGCAGTATTCGACTCAATAAACTCAGAGGTTTCTCGTCGAGTCCACTTACCCAACTTCAAATACTCATACATCTTGAAGATGTAGCGGTCGTTAGCAAATGCTTCGTCAATCGCACGATCGACCAACTCATATAATTCGTGGGTGTTTGTTGCTGCCATCACAGATACTTGTTTTCCCTCAGATACTTAACAGTGTCGGTGCATCCACCGAGTTTTCTTCCTGCCACCACCACTTGTGGGAAGGTAGCACGTTGACCAAACTCTGCATAGAATTGGTCTCGGGTGAAGTTGGTATTCAAAACATACTCAGCGTATCCCCAACCATTCATATTATACACCTCTTTAATCTTGGTGCAATAGGGACATCCAGGTCTTGTATAGATCGCAGTGTTTCCAGGTGTTTTTGCCATGGGTTTAGATAAAGAATAAAAAAGGGGACCATCTCAGGTCCCCCATTGTCTTTTATATATTCGCTCTTATCAGAAGGAATACTTCAGACCGAATTTGGTGCCGTAACCACGGTCAACACCAGCAACGCCAGAACCAACGAAGGAGACTTCGCCGTATGCGCCGAGGTCATCGGTCAGAGCAACGCCCAGACCTGCCTTACCCGAAGGCACCCAGTCAGAAGCACCAGCATCGGGGAGCTTGACGGTAGCACCAGCTTGGACATACCAGGAAGCGTCAGTGCCCAGAGCACCTTCGTAACCAACATGGTTGTCGATCGAAG